CCACGTAATAGTGTTAATGTTGGGTTTATAGATCCTGCACCTGAGTTTGCAGTTGAAATGCTATAACCAGTGATAGCATCATTAACGATGTAATCAGTTGAAATAAAAACGGTATCTGCTGAAACGATAACTTGTTCAGGACCGTTAGGTAACCAATAGTATTGGTTGAAGTTGATAATCTTATCTAAATTAGTAAATGAATCCCATGAATAGAACTGCTCAGTGAACAAACGATTGTTGTTGTCCGTCAACGCACCTTCTAATTTAAGTGCATCAATAATACCAGGATAAGAAATGAAATCTTGTGCTGTAGTATCATTTTCTTTTGTGAAAACAACACCGGGCTCTAATTGATAGTCCGTTCTAGTTTTAGTCGGTTCAGTGACATAGTAATCTTTAGGATTAATACCGTAACCAAACTTACTACCTATATAACCCTCAATACGTTGTGTATTAGGTTGATCTACGATCTGATCCAACGTTGCTCGTAAAAACTGAGCGTTAGTTGGGGTTTTGAAAATGTCTGGTAAAAAGTTTAATGTTCTAATGCGTGTTGTTGCCATTGTTTATCTCAATTACTATATTACTTATCTTATTTGTAATTCGGCTGAAGTTAGAGCGGAAATTACTACTACATCGCTAGCAGTCGCTGCGTTCACAAATATTTCGTATGGCGCACATTTAATTTCATATAAATCTCCAAAATTCATTGTGGGGTCATTAGGCACTAACACCACTGAGCTAACAAGTTCTCCTATCTCTGCATGAATATATGCACTTAATTCTGAGAAATAGAATGTATCACCAAATCCCCAACTGTTGATATTGAAATAATTATTCATAGTAGTCAATGTAGCACTACGAATTTCGCTATCGCTTGCGTTGGTATTAGAAGCCTTGATTACTTTAATTGTGGCTCTTAATGCAGGTGCTGCTTTAGGACCAAATAATGGTTTGAATACTACACTGTTCAATACTACGCTGTCACTCAACATTTTATAGTCTTGTACTTTGCTGTATTCCTGACTCAACTCATTGATGGTTGGCTTGTCTGGCATAGGCACTGTATTTGTAGTATCTTGAATCCAATTCTGATACTGAGTGTAGTATGCTTGTGTAACTACATACAAATCAATAATGTTTGTAGTTGCCGGATCAATACGTGTAGTATTGTTGCTGTTATGACGATATTGATATGATAGACCTTGTCTGCCAGGCTTGACAGAATACTGAGGCTGTTCAATCAATAAGTAAAATGGTGTTGTAATAGCGTCATCTTGTTTTGTGATGTAGAATATGTTATCAGCGTATGCGTAGAACAATTGCCCTTCCGGATACTCATATTTTGCAACTTCAATTTGTGTCTTAGTCGCATACTGATACACTACAGATGTGCTAGGAACAATCTGATATGTGTTCAAAGTCACATCGTTTTCAACTAGTTCAAAGAAAACATATATGCCAATGTTTGTATTTCCAGTTACATAACCAGTAACCTGTGTAAAGAAATCGGGGTTATTGATAATAGTTCTATCGTTAATATCAATACTTGCTACTTCAACTTCAAAGTCATTGATGTAGCCATCTGATTCAACTGTTTGACCAATTACACTTACTTTAACATCTTTGTTTAATGGATAATTGGATCCGGGTTGTGTGTTACTGCTCAAAACGTTTACAAAGTCTTGTAAAATTTTACCAGTAAATGGATCATATACTAACTTGTTACCATCAAATGTAAATCTAGTGTCTGCTACACTTCCAAAATAATATGCTAGTGAGCGGTATGTAACAATGTATTTGTTTGCAGATTGACTTTGGAAATTAACGAACCAATTTGCGTCATTATAGGGTCTGATAGACCAACGCTCTTGATTAACAGTCAATGAATTATTGAACACCAAAGAGAAATCTTGTTGTAGTTCCATTCTGATAATACATTCCTGTATTATCTCTGCTGATAATGTATTGTCAAATGTAGGTAATATAGTAGTTAATATTGCGCCTGCAGGTACATAACCATTTAAAATGATAGGTCCAGTACCATTACTGAATCCACCTTCACCGTTATTATATCCGTCACCTATTACATTAAGTACAGTAGTCCATAATATAGTAGGGTCAGATGGTCCAGGAACACCTGCTACCAATCTATTGTTAGCATCAAAATAATATCCAGTTGGTGCAGAGAATTGAATCAATGCACCCTTAGTGATATACTTTACGTTATTAGTTGAGTATGTTCCAACTGGTATAGGTACTTGTCTTGAATTGTCAAGATTATAGAAATAACCAGTTTCACTATTTGCATCAACTGTCATTGTCTTCCAATATACTGTACCATCACCTGAACTACTGTTTACTGGATAACGTGAATAATACTGAGTGTAATATTGTTTTGCTTTGTTAGCTGCCAATACCGCAGATAACGAATCTGTAAGGAACGTTATAATACTACCAGTTGTAGTAATAGTTAATGCTAAGAAGCCATTTACAGTATCTTGATATAATGCACCGTCACTAGCAAAACTATTTGTACTAGAATATTTTCCAGTAGGATCTAACATATCTAAGTTTTTAGATACACCAACACTACTACGATTAATTGCTTTTGACTTGATAATAGAACTGTATAATGTATATGGGAAGTTGTTATAATCTTCACCATTGACCATACGATTCTGTGTGTAATATCTTGTAGGAGCACGTTGTTTAATTTGTGCTAAACTTTCACGTGCTTGTGCATTTGACACCGGAACTTGTAATGCTAATCCAACAGTCAATGTCTCTATTCTACCTACTCGGTTAACGTATGAGAATGCAACTGTAATGCCCTGCATTTCTGAGGGCTCAATAGTGTATGTTAATGCATTGCCGGCGCGAACATAAGCTCTATATGTTCCTACTGGAATTTCACTAAACACTCCGTCACCAAATACGTATGATACTTGGTCATTGAATCTAGAGGATACGCTAAAAATTTTACGTGTGCTTGATTCAGTTTGCAAATACGCATCAGCGTAAATATTTTCCACTTGTCTCCATAGGCCCGGAGTACCATTTGAGGCATTTAATTGATATAACCAAGTATCAGTATTGTTAATACCTTGAATGTCAATGTCTACAACTTGGTTGCTGATTTGCTGTTGTAGGTTAAAGTCAAAGTTCTGCAATGAACCTTGCTTAAAGTAGAAGAAGAAACCTGTATTTGGACTACCGTAACCTAGCTTGTCGTTACGATATAACATGTTGAACTTACCGCTAGGAGCAGGAGGAATCTCATAAACATAGTCCTCATCAACACTAGTTACACTACAGAGTTCAAAATTCATATTGATACCATCAACTGATGAGGTTAGTGGTATAATAGGTAAGCTGTTTTGTGGTATGCTAAGTGCATATTCGTCCGTCTTAACACCTAAAATTTGTGCAGAATTTCCCGGGCGACCAATACGCTGGGAGTCAATTAAAGCTGCATTGATAATAGTGTTGAACTGTTCTAACCAATTTGAGTTTGCAGGGTCATTCCAAAGAACAGTGACGTTGCTCAAATTTAAACCGTTCACATCAATTACGTTCTGGGTTGTGCTTAAGCTTACTACTTTCAAGTAGCCCTGCGCTGCTAGATTACGCTTAGGTGTGTAAGAAACTAGGTTAGCTAACTTGACTACTGAGTCCCTACGCTCTGCGGTATCAATGAAGTTTTCACGTGTGTTTAGGTCGTTTCTGAATGCAAGACCTTGACCCATAAATGCAATAACATCAAGTAAAGCAATAAATTCGCTAGACTCTGTGAAGTCGTTGAAAGTTTCCGGGTAATATACACGTAGGTAATCTATGAAACTTTTACGTAGAGTTTCATAGTCGTAGCTTCTAAAGTCGGCTTCACGGAAAGTCTGATAAATCGCTTTCCAGTCATTAATGCCGAATAATGCTGATTGTCTTGAACTTGTAGCCATGGGTAGTGTTCTCTTTTAAGTATTTATCATACCTGAAAACACCGGTTTTTAAGGGTTATTGCACAGATGCAGTATTTGTTTGGTTGCTAAAGAACACATTTAAGAATTGTGCTTGATTGAAGGGTGATATAGCTAACTCTACTTCAATAAGAATGCCGTTTTCTTGCGGATATGCTTTTACGGAGTTGAGCATCATTCTAGGATCTAGTGCTGCTACTCGTCTTATTTCAGATTCAAGTTGAAATTGAACATCTGCTGTATTAGGTTCAAAAACAAAAGACCAAAGTGTTGTACCATACCCGGGATTTCCTACTTTTTGACCCTGCGGAATGTTTAGTGCGTTGACAAAATCTTGAATAACCAACTGTTCATCAACTGTTCTAAACTTCTTTCCAAAAATTACAGGTTGTGTTACGCCACCTACGCCGCCTGAACTACCGGTAGGAGCATCGGTTGTTTTGGGCTTGTTTACATTTATAGTACTGAATCCGATGTAAGATGGCATATCTGTCCTTTAATTTATTTATGCTGTAGTGGCTAGTTGTTGTAGCTCTTTTCTGAGTGCAACAATTGATTCTTCTTTAGCGAATAATGCACTTCTAGCTGCATCAATTCCCGGGTCGCCTGCAGGAAGATCCTTCTTAGCATCATAAAACGCTTTTTTCAGTTCAAATAGTTCGTCTTGCGCTTTTTCAAGGTCTTTTTGCACCTTATCAAATTTTACAAAAGATTCTTCTTGCTTCTTAGACAAGTTCAAGCTTGCTGCTGCTTGGCCACCTGCGAAGTTGGGCATCGGTATCTTTGGGTCACCCAACACACTAGATAACTGAGCATTTAATTCTGATCTATCTAACGTATTTGTCGCAACTGTTGGTAGCTTGATAGGGAGCGATCCACCAGCAGACAGAGAATTCATTGCCGCAGATAGCTGTGATCCTAAGCCAGGTGGTAATCCGGTTAGTGCTAAAGATGACAATGATGCAGTACCTTTCTTTAAGGTATCAAGGCCGCCGGCTAGCGCAGAGCCTAATGAACCAGTAGCGTTATTTACTACACTTGACAGTGCTCCTGTGGCACTAGTCAACGCACCAGACAAACTACCTGTTGCAGTAGTTAGACCGCTTGTAACACCTGTTAATGAGGCCGCACCGCTGGCTAAACTTGCGGCACTTGATATGCCGTTTGTTGCAGCAGTGGATACGTTATTGATTAGTCCAGTAATCGCTGCGGTACCAGGAATAGAATTCAATACTCCTTTTGCATTGTTTACAACTGATGATATTGCATTTTGACCGCCTGGTATAGCGGTTAATCCGCTACTTGCGCCCTGCATAGCAGTAGTGACACCTTTTGTTACATTTGATATAGCAGAGGATACACCCGATACTACACTAGATACTGTATTGGTAATAGAACTTAATGCTCCCGTCAAGCCGCCGGTTGCAGCTCCTATAGCACTACTTGCTGCACTACCTAATGCGCCAGTTGCCTGTCCTAACAAGTTAGATTGTTGACCTAGACTATTTGCTAATGAGCCCGGGGATGGTAGGGCACCTGCTGCTTTGCCTGCCAGTTCTTTTGCATTAGCTTCCGCAATTGCTGTTAAGTTTTGCGGCACGCCTGCTTTAAACGGTTTAAATGCGCTAGTAACAGCGGCAAACGCTGATCCAGCAACGCCTTTTGCAGTATCTAACAATCCGCTTATTCCGTCGGCGGCTGTTTTGGCTGCACTGCTTAATGCGCCGGCAATTGATCCTAAACCACCTGTTGTAGTTGTTGCCAATGTTGCGGCAAAATTACCTGTTGCCATTGCGCCTGCAACTGCACTTGTTGCACTATTAACAGCACCAGTTACTTGACCTATGGCAGATGAGGCTGAAGAGGCTACTGTTTTTACAG